CTGCTTTTTTTGCCATTTTTATTTTTCCTTTTAACTATTGTTTTTACTTTACTCATAGGACTTGCTCTTTTTCTTTTTACTGCAGACTTGATTTGCCCTTTTGACATAGCGTTTGCTTTTGCTCTAGGCACACACTTAGGATATTTCCTTTTAGAATCTTTCTTTTGTTTTGTTCTACCACACTTGGCATAGCCTCCACCACGCTTCTTATATGTCTTAACAAGCCAGGCATTTGCATAAGCGGAGGGATAAACATCGAACTTACGCTTTGCTTCTGACTTTACTCTTGAATAAAGAGCCTTATTAGTTGGCACTGACCCTTTTTTCTTAGCTTTCTTCTTCTCTGCCATAACAACTCCTATGTAGCTGGGATTAGTTTCTGTGCATATTCGTATGCTTCTTTATCGCCTAGTGTCCTTTGTATTTCTAAATACTTAGATGCTTCGTCAACTAATTGCTGATCAACTGGTTGAACTGGTATTTGCATTTGTAATTTTCTTAAATCAGCAGGCATTGGTTTTAATGCACCAAATCCTTTACCTTCTGCTCTAACTTGTTTCATAGGCTCTCTAAGCATGATAGTTCTAGGTATGCCTCGACCAAATGTAAACACCTCTGCATCTGGTGCTTTCGATATTTTTGTGTCATATGATGGATGTGTGCTTTTGTCTAGCCCTGATTTGATGTCAGAAAATCTTGTGCCCATGCCTAGAGTATCCTCTGCTATCAATCCTGGATTTGTTAGAGCTATTCTTATTTGACCTACTTTCGGGCCGCCTAAGTCTTGAACTATTGCTTTGTCAAATGCTTTTACTAGATCACCTCTTGGTGACCCTACTAATCCTTTAAAATAACTTTCAAATTCTTCCATATTGTTGAGATTTGGTATGTTAGCGAATGGCTTTTTACCACCCTTTACTTGTTCACGAATAGCGTTAGTCATTTTGTTAAGTGTACTTTTGGGTAAATCTTTTGCTTTAAGAGTTTCAAGAATTAGATTTGCAGTATCTAAAGAAAAGTCTCCACCTTCTGCACCCATTGTAGTAGTCATGCCAACTGGCTTACCACCCATTTGTTCTACTGTTTTTACAGTCTTATTAATTTCTTTCATAACTGACATCATTGATGCCCAACTTTGATCTTTGTCATCCATGAATTGAATGCCACCACTTGTCCTAACTGGTTTTTTAAAATCAACGTCACCTATGCCAGTAATTATTACATCTCTACTTGATCTGTCTCCAACTAATGGAACAATAGTTTTTCCTTGTAGCATGGATGCATCTTTGGCTAATGTTGGATTTTGTTGAATTGCTCCAACTTGACCCCTCATGGAAAAGTCTTTTAGTGGGTCTCTTTGTGCACCCCTTAATCTTGAGTAGTCCATTTGAAATGGTAATGGACTTTCATATAGGAAATCTTTTAATCTATATTTGTCAGCACCTACACTTCTTATATCTTCACCAGTGATCTCAAATTTAGGTAATGCACCAAACTCATCTTTAAGTTGAGTTTCAGTCATAATGTTACCTAAAGCTCCAAGCTCATTGTCTGTAAATAATGGCTTGAAGTTCTTAGTTAAGAATTGGCGTATGAGTGCTGAACTTGCCATCTAAACCTTCTTTGTTTTAGACTTCTTTTTCTTTTTTAACATAGCTAACTTTTTAAAATCAGCACCAGTCAATTTATTTTTAGGCTTTGACATTTTAGCAATCTTCATTTGTTTAGGTGAGTATTTTCCAGGCATGATTACATTCCTATCTTTGGTGAGCCATGACCAAGTATCTGATCCATGACACTCTGCATATCGCCACTATCTACCTTCATAACCTTGACCTTAACGTCACCATCCATATGCTCTTCTTCTATCTCTTCTTCTTCATCTGGAAGAACCATACCTTGATAACATAGTAGTAAAAAGTTAACTAACTGATCATCTGAAAGCTCTAGACCTTCTGTATCATGTGCAAAACCCATCTTAGCCATAAAGAGTTCAGCGTTCTCTTCCATGTTCTCTACATTAATATCAGCCATATCTTACTCCTTTTTTAAATTTAATATTGGCAATAACTCCAAGTGCATAACATACACCTTCGCCTATTTTACTTATAACTTTTACGACATTGCTTTTCTTACCATATCTACCTTTGGATAAATCAAATGCCATTTGTTTTGCCCAAGTAAGAGCTATAGGTTTAATAATTTTATACATTATTCCTTTTTTCTTTATCTGCCTGCCTAATGGCTCACCCCATAGTGCATAACCACGATATATAGCTGGGTGGACTTTACGACCATAAAGGTGATCATATTTGTAGATATATTTTTTCATATCACCCATCTCATAGAGTGCAGTACAAATATAAGTTCCATCACCACTAGTTCCAGATGCCTCTTGATTTTCTCTAGTAACTGCTTTGGCAAAATTAGGATCGTATCCCTTCATTCCTTTTACGTTAGTTTGACTAATCGCATCAGCGGCATAATCTTTGGTTGACTTCATATTATCATCTATTTGTTTTTGAGAAACTGTGTCATCAAAATAAAAACCTCTATTCATTTGGTTTTGAAAAGAACGACTACTATAAGGATTTGCCTTTGCACCAGATGGCATGGTTTTGCCTCCAGCACCACTTACCATTTTATTTGGATTGCCATCAGTGTACATAGAAGCTAAGTCTAATCCTGGTATGCTTTGACCAAATTGGTTCATCTCATAATTACTTATTACACCATCTTTATTAGTATCAGAAATCATGCCTCTTACTGTTTGCACTGCAGAGTTTGGGTTTCCTGGTTGCTTTACATTATTCATAAAGTTTGTTGGATTACCTAATAATTTATTTGCGGCTTGTTCAGATTGATAATTTCCTATCATAGAGCCAACTTGCATAGGCGTTCCTAAACCAGTAACAAAACCAAGTCCAGTAGTAAGTGCAGTGGATGGCGTTAGGCTATAGCCAAATATATCTGTTGCATTATTTTGACCTTGCACACCTAAAGATAACTTATCAAAATCATCTCTATTTAGGTTTCCTAGTGCTCCAAGTCTTTCAGCCATAACTACCTCTTATGTATTAGGAGCGTTAAATGAATTGATTGCATCTCTAGGATTGAATGTTCTATCTCTACCATCTTGCATTTGTCTCATCATTAGGTCTTCTGGTCTTGGTGTTGGCATCGCCATAGGTGTTTGATTACCCATAGGTAGTCCACTTAGTGCACCCATATCCATATCAGATTTCGATCCAGAGAAGTTCTCAGCATTAACTCTTCCTGCAGATTGCTCAATTGCAATTGCCTCAAGTGCTTGATCTTCTGTTAAACCCATTTGCATTAAAGCGTTTACTTGATCTACGACTGTCATAGGCACTGGCATTTCACTATTCATACCCATATCCATGTTAGCTGGAATGTTTTCTCTAGACCTTGCACCTTCTATAGTTCTCATATCTCTATCAGACATTGCACCAGCCATTTTTTGCATTGGCAAGTCTGGTCTTTGTGGTGGTAAGTCTACTGGGTTTCCAGTTACAGAATCAATGAATTGTCCTGTTGGTGTTATAATTACTGGCATTATCTTAGCTCCTTTTGTAGTTTAATAGCGTTTTTTTCTCGTTCTAGTTGTAGTTCTAATTCTAGCTTTGCTACTTTTGCTTGTAATTCTTGTTGTAACTTAGCTTGTTCTATTTGCATATCTTGTTTAGCTTCTGCTTCATTGATTGCTAGTTTCTGTTGTGCTTTAGCTTGATCAGCTTGTATCTGTACTTGTGTTCTAGCTTTCAACGCCTCTGCCTCTAGTTTAGCAAGTTCTTGTGCATATTGTAGAGGATTGTTTTGTTGTTGTTGTTGAGACATTGCCACAAGAGGTTTAATAGCTTCCATTTGTGGTGCTTGCTTAACAACTTCAGCCGCTCTCTGACTAATAGCCATATCAAGTGCTGGATCAATATCTTCAAACTTGAACTTAGGATCACGAATATCTGGCATTCCTGGTAAGGACATATTGATACTTGCTTGCATCCGCTGCCTGTAAAGAAGTGCTATATGCTCTGCTATATGTGCAATCAATAAAGGTTGCATTGATCTTGCCCCTGGATTTCCAGCTAAAGATGGATCGCTGATAAACTGCATATGAACTGCAATATGACTTTCGTGATCTTGTTCTGGAAATGCCCTTATAGGTTTACCATACATCAATGACATATTTTCAGTAATAGGATCAAGTTTAGATGCTTCTTCTGGCTTCTTTAGTACTTCATCTATGTTGTTAATTCTTATTGCTTCGTACATTCTTTTGTACGCCTCATACTGATCATGCAATTGTGGTGCTGATTGAGACATCTGAAGAACTGCTTGTGCTTGTGCAATTCTCTGTGCAGTACTGAATATATTAGGATCACTGACTGGAATAATATCTATTCTATCATTAAAGTCTTTTGCATAAATAATTGTATCTACACCACTTTGTGCAAACTTAAATTCTTCTGGTAAATATTCTGCATTTAACTTAGCTAGTAATTTAAACTCTTGTCCTTGTGAATAATGTAATCTTTTGTGTATAGCACTAAATGATTTACTACCTTGCTCAATCAATGCGACTGTACTTCCAACGGGAGCGTTTGGGTTCACATCACCTACATTAAGGTCTGCAGTATTCGCAAATCTTCTACCAATATCTGTGATAGCGTTCATAAGATTGAACAAGGTTTGTGATGGCTCTTTGAATGGAAGTGGCATAATAGCTTTGTTTACATCGTCTACAGTAGCATCAAGATCAGCAAATTCTCCTGGGTTAATTTGCATCTCACCACCAGTAACTCTGCCTTTTAGCTTGAATCCACCTTGCATATTTGCAAAAGCCGCACTATCCAATAATGCTCTAAGTGATCCAGTAGCCGCTTTACCTAATCCACCAATCATATGATATAAACCAAAACCATAGAATCCAGTTCCTGGTAAGAACTTATAACTTATGAACCAATCTCTTCTTTTCTTTCTTTCGTCTGCTTCTTCCCAATTACGTCTTACTGCAACAATCTTTTCTGAGTCGTAGTCAATTGTAACTACATAAGGTAAATGAACCATATTGTCTTCGTCTTGCTCATTGTCCTCATCAATTCCATCAAAGCTCTGATAGCAATGCATTTCTAACAATGTCATCACTTCATCTTTAGCTTCACTGTTGTAAGGGTCTACGCCTTCTATCTCACTTCCAATATCTCCACTTGGGTCAATATCCTCTGAAGAATATTTGCTTGGTAAGTAAAAGCCAGCTTGAACATATTTGTTAAAGTCGTTTCTAGGCATTCTTATGACATGAGTGTATCTTGTAGATGTGTATAAATCTTTACT